AATCCTCTAATAAAAGTTGTTTAGTGAACTCATTAGCAAAGTGATTCCACATAGGAATTAACTTCTGCTCAGTAAAAAACTCTCTTAATTCTTTAGCATTAGAATATGTTGCTCTCTCTAGTCCTGCTCCTAGTCCTGCTAAGATTGCAGGAACACCAAGCACAGCAGATATTCTTTCTTCATTAATATATCTAAGTTTTCCTAGTTCTAAATCTTTAGGAGTAAAAGAAAGAGTTTGAATATCAACTTCTCCACCAGAGATAACTAATGGTCTGCCTCTGTTCTCTCCACCAAATCTTCTACCAAATACCTCAGCAATATTTTCTGCTTCATCACTTGTCATTGATAAATCATTCTTTGGACTTATAACAACACTAGGAACACCTGTATTTTTAACTAATGCAGCACCCATCTGTGAAGCAGCAGCATCTCCTAAAATCTCAACCATAACTGATCTAAGTGGAGCTAATCCTCTTCTGTGATTTCTAGGATCTATTCTATCTCTAAGATGTATCATATCCTCTGGCATAATGTCTAAGGTGTTGCCTTTTTGTTTATATTGATACTTAGTAATTAACTTTTCATCATTACCCTTAACCTCAACCATCTCTGGTAGTAAAGGAATAAGCTGTACAACAGCACCTGCATCATTCCTTAGTTTTAAGATAAAAGCATCTCCATACACAGCTACAGAAGTAACAATATAGTTATTCATTAAGTTAGCAGTCATATTTGGATTAGGATTTTCTAAAAGTATTGCAGCAGGATGATTATCTACATACTCTAAACCCTCTTGTGTTTTTAAATATACTTTAAGAGGTGGCTCACTAAATGCTGTACCAAGAACATTTAAACAGGCTAAAGCTGCTGAGTTACCCTCTGGACTCATCTGATTAGTGCCACTAAAGAAACCTGCATCAGTATTAAAAGGAAATACTACTTGTGATGTTGGAAAGTTGTTAAAAGTCTTTTTTTCTGTATTAACTTCTTGTTGACTAAAAAAGCCTCTGATGTTGTCTGCTATTCCCAATTAGGTTACACTCCATGTTGTTTTTCTAACTATACCAAATCTAGCTGCATAAGCTAGAGCATCTACTTGATCATCATGAGATCCAGAAGATGGAAAGCTAGTTAATTCTCTTTCAAATTCTACTAACCATTTAGCATTTTTCAAAAAGTAGATAGTACCATTTTCACACCCTGCAGCTGCAGGAACTGCTCTTGCAGTCTTAGACTTATCTGCTTTTAAGTTTCTAATAGGCAAACCCTGCCTCCTAGCCATCTGAATAATACCCAGACCAAAACTAGAATCCTCTACACCTAGCCAAGCCATGTTCCATTTACTAATCATTGATTCTATTTTAGGTAGTAGCTCTGGAGCTTCTAGTCTATCTCTGAATATATCCAATACTAAAAGCTTACCACTAGGAGTTGATCCTACTGCCATTATTACAGAGTAATCTGCTGTTTCCTTAATACTAAGAGCTGTGTCCATTGTACCAAAGATACTTAGCTCACTATGCTTAACTACTTCATCTTCAAATATATATTCTGGATCATCCCCTGCAATAACATCATAATAAGCAAACCATTCTCTTTTAAACATGTGTCCTACCTCTGTAAACTCTGCTAGAAACTCTTGAGCATAAACTAATGAGCCTAGTTCCTCTCTAGCTTGAAATAACTCCTCTGGCTTTATATTAGGATTAGATTCAGTTGGATAATGATGTATAGTCCATTCATCTCTCCTTTTAGCATTATCAAATAACTCATAAAACCAATTCATCCCATTAGGTGTTGAGATAAATAAGGCTTGTCCTAAGCTATCAGAGAGTATTGGTCTAACTGTTTCCCAAGTTTCTTTAGATTGATAAGCTGCCTCATCAAACACTACTAAACTTAATCCACCTGCACCCCTTAATCTTTCAGGCTTATCAGCAGACTTAATCTGTATAGATCCACCATTAGCAATCTCTATTCTTTTCTCTACTTCTTTAATAACATACATTTCCTCTGGTAGTTGTCTAATTAATGATTTCATAGTTCTAAAAGAGTCCATAGCTTGAGGATAAACAGGAAACACAATCCAAACCTTTTCTCCTTTAAATGCTCTTTCAAAAGCTGCAACAATACTAAGGCTTGTTTTTCCCCACCTCCTACCTGCAACACAGATATTAAACCTATTATTACTTAATGCTTTAAGGACTTGTTTCTGCCCAATATGTAACTCTGGTGGCTTTGCTTGAATAACTTGTGGCATTATTCTGCTTTATTTTCCCAATCCCAAGCCATCTGAATAGTAGGAGGCATAACAATATTAAGATTCTGGCTTGAAACACCTCTAGCCTCTCTTTCTAATTCTGATGCAGTTATAAAGAATCTAACTAAATCTCCTGCATCTAACTCTGATAAATCCATTCCCTGAAGTTTCTGTGCAGCTTTAGCCTGTAAATTTCTAGCAACTCTAATCTGCCTTTCATTCATTTCCTCAATATCTTTAATCTGCATTTCCCTTTTAATTAAATCCATATAATCAATAAAAGCTAATATTCTTTCTTGCCAGAAGTATTTTCTAGCCCATTTCTCTATTTGTGTCTTACTTTTACCTAATTCTTGTCCAACCCCTCTATAAGATCTATTCTCCATATCTCTATACACAACAAAAGCTTCAAAAGCCTTAGCACTCTCTCCTGTTTGTCTTTCCCAGAGTTCTGGTATATCTAAACTATTTATATCAACCATTTTTTGTCCTATATAACCTTTATAATGTAATTAGTATAAACAAAGGATGAAGGATTCAGACTATTTTTAGTTAAAGCCAATATCTGAGGTTTATTCTCTTTATGTAGAAAAAGATCAAGATTCATCTTGGTCTTTTTCAATTAACTCTGCTTTTTGCCCTGTTAAATTTTCCCATCTTTCAATTATGACATCACAATAAACAGGATCTAATTCCATCATGTAACAATTTCTTTCAATTTGCTCACAAGCTATTAAAGTTGATCCACTACCTCCAAACAAATCAAAAACATTCTCTTTAATTCTTGAGCTAGATTTTATTGCTCTTTTACATAATTCAAGAGGTTTAGGTGTTGCATGTTTTCCTGTATGTTTTTTTTCTTCTTGGCTAGTTCTATTAAAATGCCAAACATTATTCATATTTTCATGAGTGTTATCAAAATATGCTCTTGTTTCATACCAATCTTTTTTAATTGCTTGATAATCTTTTTTAATTGCTTCATAATCTTTTTTAAATGCTTTATAATCTTTTTTAAATGCTTTATTTTTGTAATAATTTTGTATTTTTTCATAATGCTCTTGTGGAATTAGTGTCCATTGAGATTTTGTAAACCAATGACCATACATACCAACACCAGTAATTTCTTTTAATAATTTATTATTTAAACCAACTTTTTCTGCTTCAGCTAATAGTGGAAGTCTTACTTTATCCCATTGATTATAATAATTATCTGAATTTGTATTAAAACCCTGAACACCTGTGATTACAAATAAACATTTTTCATCAGCTCTAGCATACATTTTGTGATCATCACTATTTTGACCTTGTCCATTATTTTTATCCCAAGTAATTAAATTTCTAAATGTTATTTTGTTTTCTTTAATCATTGGTTTTAAAATATGAACATAAATATCCATTAATGGCTCATCAATTCCCCAACAGTACCAACTTCCATTATCTTTTAAGACATCAAAAGTTATAGATATCCATTTTTTGTTAAATTCAAGTAAATGCTCATAGTTTAAGTTATCATTTAATACACCCTCTTTCTCTTTTTTCATACCATAAGGTGGATCAGTAAACACTAAATCAATAGTGTTATTTTCAATTAACTTCTTAACATCATCCTCATTGGTAGCATCTCCACATAATAAATAATGATTACCAAGTTTATACATATCTCCAAGTTTTGTTTTAGGATCTACAGGAACTTCTATCTCTTCTTCTTCCTCTGTATCATCATCAAAGCCAATTAAATTAAATAAATCATCCTCAGTAAATCCTGTTGAGTCCATAAGCTCTGGAACACTAGAAACCTCACTTAATAAATCAGCTAATAAATCATCATCATAAGAGCCTAGTTCTGCAGTTCTGTTATCAGCTAAAGCAAAAGCCTTAGCAGTTAACTCATCATCATCTGTTATAACTACAGCTATTTTATCCCAACCTAATTGCCTAGCAGCTGCAAGTTGATGATTTCCTGCAATAACTACATGATCAGTAGTAGCAACAATAGGCTTTCTCTGCCCAAATTGTTTATATGATTTAGCTACTGCCTCAACATCTCCCTGTCTAGGATTACCCTCTAAAAAACTTAATTTGTCAATATTGATGGCTAAAGATTGTAAAGAATGGTGGATATTATTCATAAAATGTAGTTTAACAGTAATCTAAGATTTATTTAAACATTTTGGACATAAAACAGAGTCTGGATCATCCCAGAATGGTTGTAAGCATTCATCACAATCCCTAGTTTCTATATATTCAGACAATTACTTCTTTTTTTTTAAACTAAGCCACAAAACAACTAAAAATTCAATCATTAGCCACCAAGTTTAATTAGAACATCTGTTAGAGCAGAATTTAGCTCTCTTTCTCTCATAGCTAAACCTATAATGCTTTCCTCTAATTTTTCTATTTGCACCATATACACAGCTACTTGTGATTGTAACTGATTAACTGTTTGAAATAACCAAGCAACAAGAGCAGCTAATCCACCTTGTAACACCTGATTTAAATTAACTGTTGCTTTCATTACATCATTAAAGAGCCAATAACTAATATAAAAGTAGCTACTATCCCCAACACCTTATAAAACTCTGACTTATCCAATTTGTTTTCTAGTTTATCTTCTAGATCATCTAATTTATTTAGCACTAATTGAAGCATCTCTTTCTGAGTAAAACCATTGTCTGCCATAGTATTAAT